CGAAGGGTACAGTCCACAATGGGCTGTGCTTGCAAAGGACTTATAGGGGAAAGACTATGGCAACAAGAGCAGAAGTATTAGCAGCGTATGCAGCCAATCCAAAGGCTGAATTAAGGCCCAATGAAGACGCAATTGCGTTTTGGCAAGATAAAGGTCTTGGCCAATTCAATACATTGGTCGATCAGGTTCGTGCGGCTAATCCTACACTTGCTGCACAGATTGATGCAGATCGCGCAGCTGCTGCCACAACTGGTGGCGGTGGCAATGTTGTCACAACTGGTGGCGGTGGCAATGTTGTCACAGGCGGTGGCGGTAATGTTGTCGATAATTCAGCGCTGTATCGCAACCTAGTCACGCAAGCCTATGGTGGCATTGGCCGCACAGGCTTTGGCACTGGAACAAACCAAATTGACCAAGGCGGCTATGACTTTTGGCTCAATGCTTTGCAAAACGGCACATTGACACCAGCAACATTTAATGCTTCATTCAATAGAGCTGTCGGCCAATATGTCACTGAAAACCCTACCAATGCATTGACTCAGGCTGTGCAGGCTTACAGACCATTTTTAAATACTGGCCTGCTGTCTCAGTCGCAATTGCAGCCCCAGTCTGTGGGCGCTCCAGCTGTGTCTAACTATCAGCCACAAAGCCTAGCTCAGAATTTCCAAAACTACATGGGCATTCCCATTGGCGCTCAGTACAACCCTGCCGTGACAGCTGGTGGCGCATCACCTTATTCACAGATCAGGGCAATAAGCCCTCAGATGGTGAATCCTTATGCGGGTGTTGTGGCCAACACTGCCATGGGTGGCTATAACCCCATGCTTTATGAGAATCTCAGGGCGGCTAATGCAGCGGCTGCAAGGGCTGGCGGGTTGACAGGCTATCTTGTTGATGGTGGCGGTGGTGGCGGTGTTGGCGGTGAGGGTGGTGGCGATGGTGGCGGTGGAACAGGCGCAGGCGCTGGCACTGGCAACGCTATGGCCAAAGGTGGTTATGTCCATGGTGGCTTGATGTTTGGCGCTAACCCACCTGGTCCAGATGATGGCGCTGTCAACCTTGATATTGGCGAATATGTCATCAAAAAATCTTCTGTCGATAAATACGGCAAAGGTCTTTTGGACATGATCAATGAAGGCAAAGTGCCAGCCAAGAAAATGAAATCTTTACTCGGATAAGGTGGCGATATGTCAAAAGGTGGAACAACAACCTCAACAAGCTCCATTGATCCACAGATCAAAGAAGCATTCTTGGCCAACTTTCAGCAGGCCCAAGGGGTCGCTGGTGCATTGCCAACTCAGCAGATTGCTGGCTTTAATCCAATGTACCAGGCAGGCGAGGAAGCTCTGGTCAACACGGGCCTTGCTGGCCCAGGCATATCTGGCACAGACTTGGCCGCGCAGATGGCGGCTTATGGTGGTGTTTATCAGCCCAATCAACTTACAGCGCAGCAGACCAATCTTGGCATGACTGGTCCAGGCTCAATTGCCAGTTACATGAATCCCTATACAGAAGCAGTGCGCACCAATGCATTGTCTGATTTGGAATCTGCAAGACGCGCTGCCATTGCCCAAACTGGTGAACGCGCCACAGCTGCCCGTGCATTTGGTGGATCACGCCAAGGTGTGGCCGAGGCTCTGACCAACCAAGGGTTTGCCAAGCAGGCTGCCACACTTGGGACAACTCTGAACGAGCAGGCATTCAATCAGGCCATGGCCATGCAGCAGGCTGACATTGGCCGCAGATCAGCAGCCGACATTGCCAATCAGCAAGCAGGCTTGCAAGGCGCTCAATTGCGATTAGGTGGTGCAAGCCAGCTAGGCAGTTTGGCTGCACAGCAACAAGCATTGCGTCTTGGTGGCGCTCAAGCGGTCATGGGTGCTGGCGGTGCGCGTCAGGCTTTGGACCAGCAACAAATGGATGCCATTCGCAACATTGGCCTCCAACGTCTGGGCATTGTCCAGTCAAGTCTTGGTGCTACTCCGGCCAATTTAGGGATGCAATCGACAACGCCATACACTCAGAATGTGGGTGCTGGATTGCTGGGCGGTGCTTTGGCTGGATCGCAATTGGCTGGTACTTTGGGAGTAACAGCAGGCACTGGCGCTGGCCTTGGCGCATTGGCAGCCTTGATTTAATATGCAAAGAAACCCAACCCCAGAGCCACAACGCTACGCTGACGCGCAGCTCATGGCTTTGCTTGATCCCTCAAGCAAGCGTGACACCATCCTGATCACGCCTGGATCACCCATGCCGTCTCGCATCCCTGACGGGTTGACAGTGGCTCAGACAAGCCGTGGCATTGTGATCACCAGTGACCCATCAAAGGTCAAGATCATTGACCAAGGGTCTGAGCGTGATGTTGGCATGGCGCTGTTTGGCTATGCGCACGATCAGGCCAAGGGCTTTGACAATGTGGCGGTGGCCATGGATAGAGCTGGAACTCCGGTGGCAGAACTGGCCATCAAGCCTGGTCAGGAAAGACAAGCCATGAGGGCTGCATCTTTGCTTGCACCAGATACTGGATCAACTAACATGATGAGCAGAGGCGATGTGGTTAATACTCGCCTCAGAGGTTTATTGGATTAAGGTGGAAATATGGCTACTCAATTTGATTTTGCAAGTTTAGGCAATCTGTTTGGCGGGATGCCTGGTGCAACGCCAACGGGGCTTGACGCATTGCTGACAGAAGATCAGCGCAAGCTCTTGGGCCGTAATGCTGCACTGTCAGCAGCTGCTGCATTGCTTCAAGCCAGTGGCCGAAGCACAACACCAATCAACTTGGGCCAAGCACTTGGATCAGCTTTGCAGGCTGGCCAGCAAGGTTATCAGCAGGCAAGAGCTGGGTCTTTTCAAGATTTGATTTTGGGTGGAAAGCTGAAAGAAATGCAAACAGCCCAAGAATTGCAAAAGCAAGTCGCTGGTGTTTTGACCAAACCCCCAACTGCATTGAGTCCAGAGATGCAGGCTTTAAGAGCGCCTGTTTCTGAGGCTGGCCCATTTGGCCCCAAGGTGGCCCGTGCCGAACTGGCTGCAAGCATTCAGCCGCCAAGCGCCAACGAAATTAAGGCTGGTCAGTATCAGCAGATTGCAGACCTTTATGCAGCTCAAGGTAGGTCTGAAGATGCCAAGCGTTATCAGGAAATGTCTGAGAAACTTAACCCAAGACCAGAAATAGTTGGCCAGCCCATTGAAGTGACAGACACCAAAGGCAACCCCATTTTGGTCCAGCAATACAAAGACGGCAGCGTTAAGACCATGACAGGCTATGGTCCAAAGCGCGATGTCGTCTTGCAAAACCTTGGCGGTCAGACTGTGGCTGTTAATAAATCGGCATTGAAGGGTGGCGAAACATTTGCCCAAACAATGACTCCAAGTGAGATTGCAAATCTTGATATTTCCAGAGCCAATTTGGGTGTGGCTCAAGCTGGTCTTGGTTTACGCCAGCAAGAATTTGCCCGTAGTGCTTTTGACCGAGTTGACACTCCAGAAGGATTTTTTAATGTGCCTAAAGGCGGTGGTGTGGCCGTGCCAGTCATGGGGCCAAGCGGTCAACTTAAAGGCGCAAGCGGAGCGCCAACCGAGGGTCAGTCAAACGCTGCTGGCTTTGCCCAGCGCATGGAGTTGGCTCAAAGCATTTTTGAAAGACTACCAGCAGGCTCACAGCCAGGAATGGGCACTCGAGTGGCCGAGGCTGTGCCATTTGTTGGTGGTGCTTTAGCGCGAGGTGTTGTTCAAAGCGCAGACACTCAGATGTATGACCAGGCTGCGCAAGATTGGATTCGCGCCAAGCTCCGCAAAGAATCTGGCGCTGCCATTGGTGCAGATGAGGCGCGACAAGAATATGCCACCTATTTCCCAATGGTGGGAGACACACCAGAGAAGATTGCGCAAAAAGCAGAAGCTAGGCGCGTAGTCACAGAAGGAATGAAAAAATCTGCGGGTAAGGCATACACTCCTTACATACCACTTGCACCAGCGCCTGCGCCTGCGCCTACTGCGCAACCAATGATGCCTGGTGTTCCAACTTGGGACCCAGTCAAAAAACAATATGTTTACCAGTAAGGTGAAGTTATGACCCAATATGTAAATGTGATTGGTGTTGGTCCGGTTGGGTTTCCAGACGATATGACCATGGAGCAGATCACCGAGGTGCTTAGAACAATGCCGCCTCCAGCTGCTGCACCAGCAATGCCACCAGACACATTAGGCCGCCAAGTTGGTCTGGCCACACGCCCCATGGCCCAAACTGTATTGACTGCTGGCGGTATGCTGCCCATGGTGGTTGACCCCATGGTCAATCTTTTTAACTTAGCAGCTGGGACAAGCATCCCAACACAAACCCAAGCAGTTGAAAAAACATTGTCAGCTATTGGTTTCCCACAACCCAGAACAGGACAAGAGCGCGTCATCCAAGATGTGGCCACTGCTGGTTATGGTGTTGGTGGTGTCACCCGTGCGGCTGCTGAAGTGGCGCCAAAATTGCCTGGCATGGCCAGAGACTTGGCCCAATTCTTTGCACAAAGCCCCAAGGCCCAGACAGCGGCTGCACTGACAGCATCAGGCGCTGGTGGAATGTTGCGCGAAGGTGGAGCGCCTCCAGCTCTTCAAGTTGGCGGTGCAATGTTGGCTGGCATGGTGGCGCCTGGTGGTCCAAAGCTATCGCCTACACAAAGAATCTTAGAAGCCCCTGGTGCAATGGTCAAGCCATTTACACAAGCAGGCCGTGAAGTCATTGTCGGCAATGTCTTGAACAAATTGGCCACAGACCCACAACGCGCCATGCAAAACTTGCAGCAGGCCCAGCCACTTGTCCCAGGTGTTCGCGTCACGACAGCGGCTGGTGCGCGTGATCCTGGTCTGGCTGCGGCTGAGACTGCCATTCGAGGCTTGGACCAGTCTGGCGCATTCCCAAGCGTTTTGTCTTCAAATCAGCAGGCTTTGCTTGAGTCATTCAGAAGGCTTGGTGGCCGCGGTGGCGATGTGACAATGCCTGGTTCTATTCCTTATGCTGAAGCTAAACGCGCTAGCATTACAGGCCCATTGCGCACATCGGCATTTGCCGATAAGCAACCCGTCAGCGTCTTGCCAATTGCCGATGCCATCTCAGGCATCATGTCCAATCCGGCAACGCAGCGCCAGACAGTGGATGAGGCCATGCAATATGTGAGCAAGCTGTTGGCCAAACGTGTGGACAAAGAGACTGGCACGATTGACCCCATGGCTTTGTACAGCGTGCGAAAAGACATCACAGATGCCATGGCCGGAAAACTGTCTGGCGAACAGGCCAACTTGCGTCTGGCCAAAGGTCAGCTGGCCGAGCTGCTGCCCGTCATTGACAATGTGATCGAATCTGGCGCTCCAGGCTTTAAGAACTACATGAGTCAGTTTGAGAAGTCATCAAGCGCCATTGACCAAATGCGTCTATTGCAAGGCATTGAGGCAAAGGTTACAACTGGTCAGCCTAATTTGATTACGCAAGAGCCAGTCTTGGCCGCTGCTGCCCTGCGCAGACAAGTGGCCCAGAAGGCCGAGGACATTGGCACTCAACTGTCACCAGCTGCACAGCGCAGACTAGACAACATCATTGATGAGATCAATCGTGGCCAGGCTGCAACTGCACCAGGCGTGAAAGCCCCTGGTTCAAACACATTCCAGAACATGAGCATGGGCAATCTGATTGGCCGAGTGTTCAGCGAGTCCATGGCTGACAACACGACACTGCGCACCATGACGCGACCACTGGACTTTTTGTACAAATTGCCGGACCAGCAGATTCAGCAATTGCTTGTTGAGGCAATGCTTGATCCCAAGTTGGCAGCAATGATGATGGGTAAGGCCAACATTATGAAGGTCGAGCCAATGGCCCAGTCATTGCGCAAGAAGGCTGAACAACTTGGATTTGGCGCTGCTATTGGCGCACAGGAGTAAACATGGCAGGCTTGCTGGACTATTTGGAAGGCATTGGCGAGACTGGTGCAACCCTTGGCACTGGACTCTTGTCTGGTGTTGTTGGCGCTCCATATGGCCTATTCAAAGGCATCACCAGTGGCTACTATGGCAGCCCAAAAGCCAATCGAATTGCCGAAGAAGAAGCCAAGAAATTTATGGAGCGCAACACCTATGTCCCAAGGGGCAAGGTGGCCCAAGAGGCTTTGCAGAAGGCTGCGCAGTTTATGGAAGCAAGCAAGCTGCCACCAGTCATCCCAGAAGCCATTGCACTTGGCTCAATCCCTCGCCAGGCTTATCTGGCCCAAGCCGAGCGCAGGGGCATGGACCTTGAACGGGCCATGGCCCCAAGAGTCGAAAGAATGCTTGAGCGCGGTGGTGCTGGCGCTGATGTATTGCGTGATCTGGCGCAGGGTACTAAGTCAAATGTTATTCAGCATCCATTTTTAAAGCCAAGTATTGCGCTTTCCAATAATCCATATTCTGGTTTGTCAGGTCCTGACAAAACAAATATGAGCAGATACATTAAAAAGATGAGCGATCCAGGCTTTGCAGCAAGAGAAATCATGCGCGAAACTGGGTCTACTCAAATGACAAAAACGGCTGATACAACGCCAAATATAATTTCTCCAGTAGACATGTACAGAGGTGGTGAGCCACTTGTCCCAGTCGCAGGGGATACAACAAGGGCTGGCGTTCAATATACAAATATAAATGGAGTGCCACTTGCAGTCCCTGTTGATATGCAGGGGGGATTCCAATATCCAATTATTCAAAGCAAGATTGGCTCTCCCAATGTTTGGGCATCTCTTGATTCGGCAGCAATGGGAAAACAAGCTCACTTCAATAAAGTAGCAGAACAAACAAATCTCACGCCAAGAGGTGTATTTTTCTCAATGAATCCAAAAGATTCGCCCGACTTTAGTACGCATATTTCAGAACTGATAATGGGACAAATTCCAGCATTGAATCCATCTGCTCAAGCCTTTAAAGAAGCAAATGCAATTGTTCAAAGCAAATTCCCTAATTTCTTAGGCTTTGACAATCCAGGGGCTATGGCTCAAATAATGGATAAAGATGCTGGACAACTTAGAAAACAAATTGCTTTTGCAGCAAAACAAAAACGTATTGAACAACTTGGGTTTCCAAGTTATGACGACATTATTCAAGCTGCAAATCACCCAATGCTTGCAAATGCAAAAGTAGGTGACAGTGGATTGTCAACATTTTTTGGATTGCCAGGCGCATCTTTAAATCCAATCGCTGGACACAATACATACAACCGAGGGATTATTGGCGCAGAAGCTGGAAGTCTTCCTGTATCAATCCCAGTACAAAATATGTTCCCATCAATATTTCAAGCTGCGGGGCTTAGACGCAATAAGGCTGGGAATTTATTGAGCGCTGATGAAAAAGCAGGGGTTGTGAAGATGTCTCACCAATTCCAAATGCCTGATCAACAATGGCTTGATCAAATCATGCCTATTTATGAGGCTGAACTTGCAAGACAACGTTTATCCGGTGGATTGCTGTCGTCATTTCCTTAATGGCATCTTCAAAGAACTTTTTTTGATCTTCAAGAGGAAGTGTCTGCAAGTGATTCCTAGTTTTCAGATACGCATAGTCTGAAGTTAAGTCTTTGCCAATTGAAAGCATAATTTTCTTCATATCAACTCCCAAAAAACGCGGCTACCAGTGGGTCGCGTTTCACAACCCGTCTTTTCTGTCTACGTCTGGCAGCGTCAAAGTCTTTGTCGTCTGCACTCATTTTGTCGCGGTATTTCTTAATGCGCTCAGACCCTGGCACTGGCCCAGGCGCTATGGCATCAACACCCTCCCCCCATGACCACAGTGGCCGCCACTGGCCATTGGCGCTGACTCTGGTATATCCGCTGATATATACCAATTCATGGCGGTGCAAATCAAACAGAATTCTGGCTGCACTGCGCCTGGCACAAAAGCACAACTTGGCCAGATCAAGGTCAGACAGATTGCCTTTCTTTTGCAGTGCTGCCTCAATGGCAGGCTCTACACGGGGTTTTAAGCCTCTGGCCATGTGCCACTCTCCATTCGGGATTTCAAGCGCTCCAGCATTGTTTTGACAACGAATGCGTGGGTTCTTATCTCTTGAGTGGTGGCATGGCCATAACCCTCTGGTGCAGTCAGGGCAATGGTCAGGTCCAAGCAAGCCTCAAGGGCGAGTGGCAATTCTTTATCGGTCATTGAGCTTCTCCAGCGCAGAGACTTCAATGTGGTCCACCAGGCTTTGCAGAATCATGTGGGCAATGTCCACATCAGTGCCAGCAATGTATGCGTTATTGAGCATCATGCCCTCTTCAAGATCAGGCTCATAAGGTGAGCCAAGGGAATCAACTGATCCCTTTTCTTCTGGGCTGTATTCCAGAAAGCATATAAGGTCAACATCTTCAACTGAGCAGGCAAATTCAAAGAGGCCCTTGGGGCATGGGGGTGTTTTGTTCATGTTGACCACCATGCCACAAGTAAAGCAGCTAAGCCAACGCCAATGGCCAAGGCAGTCAAATAGTCCAAGAGGGATTCGGTTGAGGGTTTCATCGGTTTCTTTCGTTTAAGTTGCACAGTAGTAACAGTGTAAGACAGAAAACAAATATCTTGCAAGAATTATTTTAATCTGTTGTTTTTATACATAAAGCGCAATTAGAATGCGGTCATGCAATCAATTCACGATATCAAGGCAAAGGCCAAGGCTCACAAGATCACCATGGCTGCGGTGTGCAATGAGGCTGGCATTCAGCAGTCCCAGGTGAGCCGATGGCTGTCTGGGACTGTTGAGCCACTATGGACATCAGTCAATCAATTGCACTTGGCCCTTGAGAAACTGATCGACAGATCACCAGTCGCTATCGACTGACTCGGCCACTGGTGCAGAGCCTTTGCCTGCCACCACGCCAAAGTCACTGGCCGCTGATGGCTTTGCACCACCGAGCGAGTCACCCTTGGACAACAGCATGATGTTGTTCAGACCATACGACACACCCTTATTGCCAGCCTGGTCATAGGCATAGGCATTCAGACTGACTCGGCCATAGTCGCCAGAGACAATATCTTGGCTGCCCAAGATGTCATGGCCATGGGCATCGACTGCGCCAGGCTTATTGGTTGACTTGGTGTTGAAAAAGTAATGGCCAGCGTACTCAGGCCCAAGTGGTCCACCATCAGATTTGACTTCAGTGTCGCCATCACGCAAGGGGTTGCGCACAGTCTTGGGAATCTTGTCCCCAAACTTGGCGGTCAATGCGGCCTTGGCTGCCGCTTTCAATTGGTTCACAGTGTCAAGGTCTGTCTTGGGGACAAGCACTTGGGTTGAGAACTCTTCTTTGCCGTTCATTTCATTCCTGCGAGCTGTTAAAGCTGAGAAATAAGAAAAACGAACTTTTCCGGTTACGACTCTAGTAGACATGGTTTTTTCCTTTTAAGGGTTTAGGTTTTTACGTTTCTGTCGTCAAACAGAAATTGCACTTTAGCACAAATCGTATATGATGCAAACAAATTAAACGAGGAAAACGAAATGCAACTATTCCCCCACCAGCAAGAGGCCAAGCTCTTCTTGCTGTCCAGGCGCAGGGCCATACTGGCCGACCAGCCACGAGTTGGTAAGACGCTACCCACAGCAGCTGCTGCACTTGAAAACCTACCCGCACTGATCGTCTGCCCAGCCATTGCCAAGACAGTCTGGGAGGCGGCATTTGCCAAGCTGGCCCCCAATGTCTCACTTCATGTTGTCAATGGAAAACGCGAGGCTTCACAGGTAAATTCAGCCGATATCACCATCATTAACTACGATGTGTTGCAATACGCACAAACGGATTTGGACAGATATAACACTCTAGTTTTGGATGAGTGCCACAGGATTAAGAATCCAAAAGCGCAAAGGACCAAGGCCGCCATGCTGGCCATGAAGAAGATTGATTATGTCTATGCCTGCTCGGGCACACCAATTCCAAATCGGCCCATCGAGCTGTGGCCCATTTTGCACGGCCTTGGCATTTACCGAGGTGGCTGGTACGACTTTGCAGCTAGATACGCAAAGATGTGGAATGCCCCATGGGGCTTGGATACCAGTGGCGCGTCAAATCTGCCAGAACTCAAAGACATGATGAAGCCCCATGTCATGCGCAGAAAGAAAGAAACCATCTTCAAGGACTACAAAGAGCCACAAGTCAGTCTGATCACCTTTGACCTACCCAACGACAAACGGGAGCAAAGTTTTGATGCCGATGCCTTGATGGCAAACCCCAATGCCTTGCTGGCCTTTGAGGGTCTGGCCGAAGTCATGCGCGAGGCCGGAATGCGCAAGGTCAAGGCCGCCAGTGAATTCATCGATGACTTGCTCCAGGCCGATGAGCCAGTGGTGGTGTTTGCGCACCACAAGGATGTGGTCCAAGCCCTGCAAGATGAACTCAAGGCCCACAAACCCGTGATCGTGGTGGGTGATACCGCACGGGCCAAGCGCGACAAGGCCATTGCCGACTTCCAGTCTGGCCAGACCAAGCTCATCAT